CGAAATTACACTCATCATCGTTGGCACAATCTTCATTGTCATGTCAATAGGTATGATGATCTTTCTATTAGTCACACGGGAAAAGTTCACTCACACTCGCTCAGGCAAGTCTATTGTTGATATAGTGCGAGAAAAACTTCAAGCGGTAGAAAAAGATTCTGACAATAAATGACGTCTGTCCAACGTGTAACACGTGGAAAAATAATGAAATGGATGCAAAATGATACAAATGTATATGTTGGGGGACCAATTCAAGTAGGTGGGGAAATTATTTCATCGTACTGGGCTTCACCCTTTCGTGATGACACTGAGTTGGGACCGAAAGAACAAGAAATGCGTCTTGTTGCCTATGTATTACTGAAAGGTATAGAGCGTGATGAAGTGTTAGATTTACAAGGCTCAACTCTCGGATATGTCGATCCACGTGATAAGCCCTATGCAGATGTATTGGCTCGTTGCGTAAATGAGTGTTGGGAACAGTTTCTTGCACTTTCAGGACCAATTTCCGAACTTGGCAAAAACACCTTTATCAACACAGAAACACGCATTGAACTGATGCAGCTCATATCGAATAGTCTTGTAAAAGTGCGTGAAATGCCGTATAGAAAACAATGCATGAGCGAAATATCCAAATATGTCCTACCACAAAAAATTCTGGGTAGTGGTAGTTTTGGCGAAGTGCAATCAGTATGTCTTCGAGACGGCAAAGTATGTAAGTCGGGATTTCCGGAATTTGCGCTCAAATCAGCGAAAATTAACAAAGCGGATTTGGACAAACCTGATGTAATGGGTTCAATAGGTAATCGAGAAGAATTCATTCTGACACAAATGATTAATCCTGTAGTAAAAGCAGGAATTTGTCCCAATCTCCCATATACTGTTGATGTGTTTACCTGTGAAAGTTGTACAATTGGACAGTTGAAGGGTAAGAAAAAGGGAGGCGTATTTCCGTGTAAAATTATTGTGTCTGAGTTAGCACAGGGAACACTGAGAAACTATGAAGTAACTACTGAACAAGAATACGCCAATGCGCTATTCCAGATCATGGCTGGATTGCACACCCTGCAAAACTTGCAAATTCTCAATAATGATGTGAAGGATTTGAACATTCTGATGTATGACGTGGATCCGGGAGATTATTGGACGTATGTCATCGGTGGCGAGGAGTTCTACCTTGAAAACCTTGGCAAAATGTTCGTTGTAGCCGATTATGGTGTTGCAGAGGTGTACAATCCACATGTCGAGTTTTTTCGTGGACGTTCTCTAAAATCGCGCAGTCTGGGTCGGAGATACGCAATCAACATGAATGGTGTGTGGAGCCCACTGCTCTATGGCGACGCAAAGAATGTGCGCTGGTTTGGTGATCGGACACAAATGGCCACTACTTCAAGTAATGCAGGTACCACTGTTATCTCGCGAAGTGGCAAGATTTCCATTGAGACATCGACAGTAAAGCCTGAGTACTTGGATGTGCATATTGATATGAACAGAGAGCAACGAGGGTATTTGGAAGAGCTTGGAATAGACATCGATCCACGATCTCCAGACTTTTACTCACCAGTTGTACCAGCCTTTGAAATGTACAATGATACCCAAGATGCTATTCGGACATTTTTGGGTGGTCGGCGTAGTACACAACCGGGCAGTCATCCAGGGTTGAATATTCCGAGCAGTCTACGTAAAAAGTTGGAGAAATACAAGGGACGAACACCATCGGCCGATATCGAGTATTATATGGATGCTAGTTCGGTGTTAGCTGGGGAGTTTATTCGCAAATTTTTCTCTCAAGAGGTAGATTACAAGCGTCGCCCAATGGGCGAAGAATTAATCCGTTATGTTTTGAGCTGAGAATTTTTTCTCTCTGGAAAGAAATGAGTCATAATCTATTGCAAGCAGGAATGAGTGCTGCCAGTATGCAACAAGGTGTTAATCAATCAGTGACACAGCAATTACGTGCAGCAGGTTCGGACGGTGTTGGATGCCAGCATCAATGTTCCAAATTATGGATATCTGGTGCGCATGTCCCACTGGGAGCCGTCCCACTCGCTATGAGCCCACAGTGCCCCCCAGAAGCATCACAGGAATGCCTAATTTCGCAAGTTCGTAATAAAAACCCAGAATACACCCAAGCTGGTGTGTTGTAATTACCCAATTTAACCGATTTATCATTCGTGATAAATCATGCCAACCGTGACAATAACACAGTAACTCCCTCAATATTACAGGAAACCCTGCTGTAGGAATCATGAATATAACATTGTCTGGGCGTACGTGACAGTGACTATATTGAATGGCTGAGAATTTGACTGAACAACCAAGGATTAGTTTATTGATGTTGCACGAGGATTATGATGTTGTTATAATCCATCTGGTTGAAATATTTCAACGGAAAACCAGAGTTTGTTTGATTTTTGACCTTTTAGTCAAAAATAAGGCTTTGTTCTAATTCTGAGCACTCGAGTAGTTTTTCTGCAATTTTCCCTTCGACCTCGTGAATTTTTTCAACGTCTTTGCTTGTTGTTATTTGATGCGTGAGTCGATCTTCGTAACTTTGCAGTGTCTGGTTGTATTCCGTGATCATATCGCGATATTCTTGTATACGTGTGTAAAATTCATAGCTACTTTTTTGCTTGCAGCGCTTGGTGTGTTGGGAAAGTGACTGTCTAGTTGCAAATGTTTTTTGACAGTAAGCACAGGCATGTTTGGTAACACTCGTTGTCTTGTGTACTTTGGACTGATGGACTGACAAACCACGAGATGTGTCGAATGTTTTTGCACAAATTGGACAGGCGGGGCTTGTTTTATTGTCGGACATTATTAATATAGTTGATTGAGTTTTAAACAGAGTCAAACTGTCCAAAAATATTTACACACTGCTACACGACCATTTGCGATAAGCTTCTGTTCCTCGGTAATGTGAAAGTCAATAAAGCTGATATCACCTGTACATACTGGGATAGTATTACGTAAGTAACTGGGAAATATCAGTACAAGGGAAAAGCTTATTGCGCCAGCTACATCGATGTGTGATAAAAGTTGATTGCTGTCGTATGCGTGATGGAAAAAGAAATAACAGTCTCTGCAAGTCCAACAGCTCCAATAGCATAGAATTTGCGAAGTAAAGAGGTAAAAGAGATTGGACCAAACGACCAAAGTCTGTAGAACCGCAAGGGTGCGATTAAAATTTTATTGACAATTGGAAGCCATTTAGTATTAAACAAATTTTTCTGCCGTTGAAAAATCGACAAAACAGGCTTAAGAGTTTCTTGACGGACAGAAACAAATGGCTCAGCTATCGCAAAGTGTCGTACGATTCGTCAACAAGTTCCTCCAGGAGAACAAGGCAGCATCTGGAAAAGAGATTGCCACTGCCTGGAGAACCCAGAAGAAAGAACTAGAAACTCTCGTAAAGGAACAGGTTCCTAAGGGGCGCCGCAAGCGCAACACGGACCCTGACCACCCCAAGGCGGCAAAGTCTGCCTACATTATTTTCTGCACTGAGAAGCGCCAGGAGATCAAGGATAACAACCCCGGTCTTGCTACCAAGGATGTTACCCGCAAGCTTGGCGAAACTTGGCGCAACATGTCTGACCGTAACAAGGAAAAGTACAACAAGTTGGCCGCGAAGGACAAGAAGCGCCATGCAGATGAGATGGCAGCCTACAATGCCGAGCGTGGTGTTGAGGAGAAGCCCAAGAAGCGTTCTGGTGACAAGACCGCTGCAGCCAAGAAGGTTGATGAAAAACCAAAGGGACGCCGAGGACGTGGTAAGAAGAAGGATGAAGAGGAGGAGGAGGAAGTTGTCACTGACTCTGAGTAAATAATATTATGAATTTTTGATCTTTGATCAAAAATTAGATTGGTTGAGGTGCACGGGGATTAAATCCTGGAGATAGGCCATAGTAGGGTCGTGGATTATTCCAAATTTGACCACAATAAATTTTGTTGTAATCACAGGTATTTTCCAAAGGAAAGCCTATTTCTTGTTTAGTTGCGTCTGGATGTTGTGGGCATGTTGTTGGAAGAATTTTCTGACAATCAAGACATGGCGGACATTGCGCAGCCCACTCTGAACGCGACACTGGTGGTATGAGACGTGGTCCAGGTGAGGCGCTTGTACAGTATCCTTCATCAGTAACACGAAGAACAGCAACAACAATGATAGCAATCAGGACTAATCCGATTAACCCAGCAATGATATAAATCAGACAGTTCATTTATACAAAGTGGAAAAGATAGAAAATGTCAAGATATGGAGAAGTGTTTGACAGTGATTATAATCCCGCGCATCAACAGGTATATGAGGTATTTTCTAGTTACTTTGAGAACCCGTTGATGATAAAACTAAAGGAGGACAGCAACGGAGTATCGTTCTATTATGCACGAATTCACTGCATGCTGGGTGTGGAAAATCGCTATCTCATTGCGCTTGTACCCCCTGGTGATCGATCTGTACCCGCATCACAGCACAGACTATCTGAAATTTCGTGGTTCCAGTTGCATATTAGCCAATCACCTGATGAATTTAATGTGCCAGTTTTCAGTTATATACCGAAAAAGTCTCCGCCATATACTGCAATAATTCAGCGTTTCGATCACACTGCGTCGTATGACAGATATTCCTGTCAAGGTTTGCCTATTACTGTGACTATCCGGATCGGATCGGCGATGAATCAAGAGAGAGGTACTTTGTGTAGTGCGTTGGAAACTTTCCGAACAGTTATCGCATTTGCCAATTGATACCTAAGAGAAACAGTGTGATAAAAAATGTCTACTTCGGTTATTGAACAGGATTATGTGCCTCCAACACGGCCATACAGCCAGAATGAATTGAAGGATATGCGACTTAGAACATTCCGCAGCTTTCGAGTGGGAAAAGAACTAGTTATGCACAGAGTTTGTGGTCATACGTACTTTGCTACTATCGGAGGTCGCAAGGAGCAAGAGGTTAAGACCACAGGTAATTCAGATGCAGGTAATTGTTCGGTATGTTGGAAAATTCGCCACATGCCTACATCTGATTTGGGAGATCGTGCTTACTACATTGCAAGTGTATATGCGGATGAGCTACCGTATATGCAAGAAAGGCTTGAGTACCGCACTGTCGAGTTGGAGCGTATCTTTTACGCTTGGTTGTACGAACGGGAGCCAGGGAGAGATCAGCGCCGTGAGTC